GTTCAATTCCGAACGCCAAATAAAAGCTAAATCGAGTTTCCTCCGAGACCGGCTTGTCATGCTTACTCATCCGTAAAGCCATAAATCTCATTCCACACCACTCCTCAGTTTGATCTATTTTGCCATTGCCAGCACGAAGCAGGCAACGATAGTACTCCCCAAGGATAGGCATATCTCCAGCCAGAGCCAATCCGCAGTCAGCAATGCTAGAACATGCGGTTGCCCACGCTTTGGCATTTGATATTGCCTTTGTGGTCACGAGATCTTTAGCTAGAGATGTGTGAACATTCCTAACCATAACATAGCTATCACCATCAAACACGGGTTGTGATTGACAGAATTCCACTCTTTCAAGCTCATACACAGGATCTTCCACTTTCATGTTAAATCCCATGTCCAAGAACCAGGTACCTAAGTCCCTAATTCGGTCTAGTTTTCGCCTCTCAAAGAAGACAACACAGTCGTCTCCATTGTTAATGAGGCTAAACTTCCCTACCTTGGCGTGCTTCAAATAAGCGTAAACCATCGCACACATCAACAAGCAGTTCCCAAGGGCCGTATTCATATCTCCACTCATACGACAACCCCTGGTTCGATACTTTATTGTCCCATCTGCTGTGCGCCCGTATCCTATATTGTCAATCTGCCAATTTAGTAAGCGAGCGAGCTCAGGGTCATTCTTATACATTTTAAGGTATATTGAATGTTCCCATTGCAAAGCAATGTCCGACACATGTTGGTCAAATCGAGATGCATCCAATCCCACAGCCACAGGATTGTGATAACGTCCCCATTTGTCCGCGATGAGTCTTCCAGTCTCCGCAGCATTGAGTCCCTTGTTAACGGTGACCTCCCCAAACACACGTGCAATGCAATTATACACAACGTGCTCAACGGGCTTAAGGTATATTCCAACAGCAGCATTATACACCGGGTGACGTGGTTGTATCACCCGTGGTGCTGGATCAGGTTTCGCGGTGAAATTAATTTTCTCCGCTTTCACAAAACTACTCAAATACGCATGTTTACGTTCAACTCCACCCTGACGGAGTACGTCACACGCTCTAGCGTAGATTGTCTTCTTGCGACCCTTGTACAAACCAATGAATTCATCGAAGGTGACAGGGGTGGTCGAGGGAAGGAATCTTTGCAGGTGTGCCTTAAACATAGATAAGCGCTCATTGAATAACTCGCGACATGGATATGGTGGGGGTGCAAATCCGTCATTCGCTCTGACGAAGAAAACCCTCTCCAATATCGCCCTTTCCAGTGCATTACAGTTACTGTTGTGGACTCCGTAGTTTATGTTTGGCCCGATTTGTATCAAACTATAAATTCTACGGACTTTGGGTATCCCAGACAGTCTTTCGACGGCCATTTTGGGTGCGACACCGCCTACGAACCTAGATTCATAGGCTGGCCCAACATCCTCGGGATGGAGAATGCTTTTGGTGTCCACACCTCGTCGGACCGCTGGGCCCCCTCATGCAGCGAACCCACTCACCCGCTTATGGCCCTGGCCGGTGAGTGTTTGCCACCACGAACGAGTGGGGGCAGGTTCCTCTGCAAAGAACTCACACCTCCTTGTGTAAGCCCTGGACGCACGGAGTCTCTGAACTTCTAC